TGCAACTGCGCGCCGCCAGGCTGTTTGCCGACCATGGGGCGGCCGTGCTGCCGATGCTGCCGCAGATCGGCGGCAAGACCCAGGCAGGCTGATCATGAAGGGCAGTCAGATTGGCTGGCTGGACGAAGAGCTTGCCTGGATCGAGGCGAACCGGACCCGCCCGCGAGCCGAACTGCACTCGGCTTTCTGCTTCCGCTTCGGCCGCAAGGATGTGTCGCAGGAAACCCTGCGTTCTCTTTGCAAGCGCAAGGGCTGGCTGACGGGCCGGACGGGCCGCATTCCGCCCGGAAGCGTGCCGCCAAACAAGGGCAAGCGCATGCCGTTCAACCCGAACAGTGCGGCAACGCAGTTCAGGAAGGGCCAGCGCCCGCACACGGCAAAGGATGTGGGGCACGAGAGCATCGACAAGGACGGGTATGTCCGCATCTGCGTTGCCGAGCCGAACCCATGGACCGGCGCATCAACGCGGATGGTTCCCAAGCACCGCTGGCTTTGGGAACAGAAGCACGGGCCGGTGCCCGAAGGCTGTGCGCTGAAGTGCCTGGACGGCAACAAGCGGAACACGGACCCGGCCAACTGGGAAGCGGTGCCGCGCGAACTGCTGCCCCGGCTGAACGGGCGCTTCGGGCGCGGCTACGACGCCGCTGCGCCCGAGATCAAGCCGGTGATCATGGCCACGGCGAAGCTGGAACACGCGGCAAGGGTGCTGCGGAACGGGGGCCGGAATGGCTGAGCGCGCATTGCAGAAGCTGATCCATGCCGGTTGCCGCGAGCTGGGGATTGACGGCGAGACGCGGCGCGATCTGCAGCGGCTGGTCACCGGCAAGGCCAGCATGACCGAGATGACTGAGGCGGACCTGGAAAGCATGGTTCAGGCGCTGCGGGCGCGGGGGTTCAGGCCTTCGCCCGGTGCCGCGCCGCGCCGCAGGGCGGCAGAGCGGGGCGATGTGCGGTTCGCGCATGTGCTGTGGGGCAAGCTGGTGCGGGCCGGGGCGGTGGACCGGGCCGGGGCGGCGGGGCTGAACGCCTTCATCCGCGCCCGGTTTGAGAAAAGCTGGGGGGCTGCCCCCATCGACATCGATGCGATGCGCGACGGGAAACAGATCGCCACGGTGATCGAGGCGCTGAAGGCGATGTGCGCCCGCGCGGGGATCAGGCTGTGAAGCGCGCGCCGGTGCATGTCACTGATCATGCCGTACTGCGCTATCTGGAGCGGCTGCATGGCCTGGATATCGAGGCGGTGCGGGCCGAGATTGCCAGCACGGTCTGGCGCGCGGCGCTGGCCGGGGCAACGGGTGTGCGGCATGACGGGCTGATCTACCGGCTGCAGGACGGGGTGGTGGTGACCGTGACCCCGCTGTCGCACGAGCCTTTGCCGGGGCGCAGCGGCGAGCCGGAAGACGAGGACGGCCCGCCGCGCACCGCCCGGATGACCCGGCGCGAACGGGCGCGGCTGAAGGGGGTCAAGACCCGCAAATTCCGTCAGAGCCGCGTCGACGCGCGTCTGCCGTCCGGCGTGCTGGCGCGGGTGCTGGGCGCGGAGGACCTGGCATGACGCAGCCCTGGCCGGATGATTTGCCCCGCAAGGTGCCGCTGACCCGTCGCAGGCGAGCGCAATTGAAGCGCTATATCGAGGCCTTCCGCACCCGTGAGGAGCAGATGACTGCAGAAGACCGCGCTTTGGAAGAGGAGTTGGATCGCGACTGCAGCTCTTGGGAAGAGTTGCCATGATCACGCCCTGGCCGTTCGGGGGGCTGATGCCCATGCGCTACGGGGCCATTCTGGCAGACCCGCCCTGGGCCTATGACATGCGGTCCGACAAGGGCCATGGCAAAAGCCCCGAGGCGCATTACAGCACCCTGTCGCCCGGGGCGATCAAGGCGCTGCCGGTGGGTCAGCTGGCCGGGCCGGATTGCCTGCTGTTCCTGTGGTCGACCTTCCCGCACCTGCCGCTGGCGCTGGAGGTGATGCAGGCCTGGGGGTTCACCTACAAGACGGGCGGGTCATGGATCAAACGGTCTGCCGGTGGCGGGCTGGCCTTTGGCACCGGATACATCCTGCGCAGCGCGGCCGAGGTGTTTCTGATCGGCACCATCGGCGCGCCGCACTACCGGTCGCGGTCGGTGCGCAACGTGATCGACGCGCTGCGGCGCGAGCACAGCCGCAAGCCGGACGAGGCGCGCCAGATGATCGACCTGCTGCTGCCGGGTGTGGAGGCCTGCGAGTTGTTCGCGCGGGAGCCGTGGCCGGGGCGGGATGTCTGGGGCAACCAGACGGACAAATTCGCAGGCATGGCATGACCCTGTTCCGTGGCCTTGCCGGGCAGATCGAAGAGGCGATCGGGCGCGAGGCGACTGCCACGCTGCTGGCCCGCTGGGGCGGCTGCCAGATCTCGGTGCCGGTCAAGGCCGAAGGATCGGCGCTGGCCGGTGTGATCGGTGTCGAGGCTGCCACGCAGCTGATCGCGGTGTTCGGCCATGGCAAGATGACGCTGCCCTGCGCCGATGCGCGGGGCATGAAGCGGCGGCGGGCCGAGGCGATCCGGATGCTGCGCGCCGGGTACTCGCTGCAGGAGGTGGCGCTGGCCTGTGATCTGCACACGCGCACCGTGTCGATGTACCGGGCACATATCGAGGACGAGGCCGGATCACGGCAGGGCATGCTGCCCCTTTGACAGAGGCACCGCCGATGTGCCAGCCTCTGGGCAGGTGCTGATCACAGCGCCGCCTTGCACCCCCCGAAACCTTTCAAGGTCACATCCGCCCCCCTGATTTGCGAAGGTCATCCGGTATCCACCGGGGATTGTTCATGCGCATATCAGAGCCGGGCCTTGCCATGCTTGAAGCCGAAGAGGGCGTGGTGCTGCGCGCCTATCGCTGCCCGGCCGGGGTCTGGACCATCGGGGCCGGGCTGACGGCGGCCTCGGGTGTCGTGAAGCCTGGCCCCGGCATGGTGATCACGCCGGAGGCGGCCAAGGACCTGCTGGCCAAGGCGCTGGCAAGAAACTACGAACCCGCCGTGGACCGCGCCATGCAGCCGGGTCTTCCGGTGGCGCATGAATTCGACGCCGGGGTGATGTTTCATTTCAACACCGGGGCCATCGGGCGGGCCAGCTGGGTCAAGGCCTGGATCGCGGACAATGCCGCTGCCGCCCGCAAGGGGCTTGCCGCCTGGACCAAGGGCGGGGGCAAGGTGCTGCCCGGTCTGGTCAAGCGCCGGGCGCGGGAGGCGGACCTGCTGCTGAAGGGGGTTTACCTGCCCGTTAAAGCGGCCCCGCAAGCCGTGCAGCCGAATGGCCGCGCCCGCATTGCCCTGCCGCTGTCGGCGGCGGAATTCAGCGCGGCGCGGGCGGCGCTGGCCGGGCTGGGCTATGCCGTCGGCACCGATCCGATCCGGATCACCGCGCAGGCGGTGCGGGCATTCCAGGCCGATCATGATCTGACGGTGGACGGCATTCTGGGCCGGGCCACCCTGTCCACCCTGCAGCGGCGCATCGATGCGCGGCGCAAGGCCGTTGTTGCTGCCCCGGCAGTGGTGGGCAGCACGGCGGGAGCGGCCAGCAGCACGGCGGGAGCGGCCAGCGGGCAGACCGATGCGCTGGCAAACCTGCCCTGGGCCTGGGCGGCCCTGCTGGGGCTGGCGCTGATCTGGGCCGCATGGCTTGCCTTCACCTACCGTGATGTCATTGCCGCCACGGTGCAGCGCCCGCTGCCGCGTCTGGCCCGTTTACTGAGGAGTTTCTGATGTCTGCCCTGATTGCCCTTGCCGCCCAGGTGGGCGCGCCCTTTGTCGAAAAGGTCCTGTCGCAGAAGCTGGGCAAGGCCGGTGGTGCGCTGGCCGGTGATGTGATCCGCACCATTGCCGATCTGGCCGGGGTTGCGCCCGAGGCGCTGGACGGGTTTGCCGCCAAGCACCCCGATGTGGTGCGCCAGGCGATCACCGATACCGAGGCCCTGGCCCCGGAGATCATCGCGCTGCACACGGCAGAGCTTGATGCCAGGCAGGCCATCTTTGACGCGGAGCGGGCCGAGCCGGTCTGGGTGCGGGCCTGGCGGCCGCTGGGCATGTACGGGCTGGGCGTGCTGTGGTTCTGGAACGTGATCTTCCTGCATGTGGCGAATGCGTATTGGAAGATCGCCCTGCCGCCGATGCCGTTCGAGCATCTGATGGGGATCAGCGCGCTTTACATGTCGCTCTACATGGGCGGGCACACGATCAAGG